AAAAAATAAATAACAAATAATTCAATCAGTTATCCAATCAATCAAAACCGCAACACTTTTAATATACCATAAAAAAAATCTCACTCCACGCCACACTGACGACACATCTAGACACATAATTTTTTTGCTTACCTAAAGATCTGATTTTTCACTTTTCTGCGTTTGTTTGCGTTGAAAGATCTGAAATAAAGGATCTGGAAGGCGCTATTGCTGAAAAGGCTTCGGGAAGGATCTAAAATTGCGTTGAAATCGACATCTTTAGTGCGCGGGCGTGGCGAGGGTTTAACTGCGATTTTTCATTCGTACAATTGGGCGAAAAATCGGGCTGAAATAAGGATTTAAGATTTGTCATATTGATTGATTTGATATAATACACTGGGGCGGTACTAATACTATACAGGACAAAAACAGCGCTTTGAGCAATACAAAACCCGCATTTCTGCGGGCTGTTTATTTTTGAAAGGATCTATTGTAGTAATTTGTATTCCGAGAACGTGATCACTTCTTCTCCTACCCAACTATTAATCTCTTTCAATCGTTCTTGCAATGGGATTATCTCATTGATAAAAAACACTCGCGTTGCCTTTTCAACGTCACCAAATCCGCCAGTATTGTTAGGTACAATCCCCATTAATTGAGGTGGCACACGGTGCGCAGCTAACACATCATCACGGCTTGCATTCTTGATATTTAAGAAATCATCTTTGGCGATAGCATCAGACAATGGAATAACTTGCATTCCATCTTTCTTTCCATTTGGAATATACACAAATAAATTCTTAAAGTTGCCAGTCCCTTTGGTTTGTCTGATTTGCGTTTTGATTGCTTCAATATCGTCTTGGTTCTGTGTTGGGTCAGTCATATAGATAATCGCCCCCGCATGCGCACCGTTCAAATAATATTTGCGGCGAAACAATGTTGCACTTTCATTCAAGAAAGCTGATTGTAATGCCGCTAAATATTCCGGCACGCCGTAAATTTCTTGGTTCACATCAGGGTTGATCAGATTAAACACTGCATCTTTCGGGAATTCATATTCATCAAAGCCATTAACTATCTGATAAAAAATGCCTTTCTTCACGCCAACGCGCATATATTTTGCAAGGGGCGATTTTAACGCAATCACTTTCCCGAATGTGTTTTCAACTTTTTCAAGGTAAGCATTACCGAATACTAAGTAATCTTGCACCAGTTTTTCTAACTGCGTGCGTGGTAAAAGTGCGGTCGTTTTACAGGTAGAAAGCAAAATATTTTTCTTCACCGTGATCGCACTGTTGTGATGGGCTGAGGCATTTAAGGCTTTAGCCAAGTAACTTAAATTAATTGGCGGATTGTAATATTTTTCATACATCAACACGCTTTCGAAATAATTCAGTACTTCTGCACGGTCAAGCACTGGAATAGGTTCACCAAAGCTAAATGCCTGTGCTTGATTTCCAGTAGAAAGTGCGGTAGATTTTTTTGTGTTTTTGCTCATTGGGTTATCCTATTCAAAGGTAAATATTGTTGATTTGTTGCTTGATACATCACCGCCTAAACCATAAGGCACATTTAAAACGCAGTTCATGATTGCCCATGATAAGTCGCCGTGGCTTGCATCTTCCGAACGGTCAGAAACATAAGTAATCTTTCCGGTTACAGTAATGCGTTTTTTCACAGTCATGAAACTGGTCACAATATCATTGTCGCCACTGTCGAATTTCAAGCGACGTTTTTGAATCAGATTTTGGGTTTTCAGAACCATCTCATTTTTCAGGTCTGCGTTATAATCCAAGCCTTGCACCATCGGATAGAATTTCTTCACTTCTTGGAACACCCCGGAACCCATTCCCGTTTTGTCAATCACAATGCGAGTCACATTGTAATCATCGCAAAACTGTTTAATGCGGTTTGCTTGTGTTTCGTAATCCATACCGTGAAAAGTTTGTTTGTGTAAAACGCGATAATCTCCCCCTTCCACTTTCGGCGGTGCAACAATCACTAAGGCTGCACGGTCGCCACTAAAAGCAGGGTCATAGCCTAACCACACTTCTCGATTGCCAAAAGGTCGTTGATAAAATGGCTTAAAATCGTGCCATTCTTCTAGGCTGTCAACTTGACAAAGTTGCAAGTCGGCAAATTTAAAGGCAGAACTGTTATCATCAGCAAACTGGCACAGAAAAAGCTGTTCAAATTCTTCCTTGCTGTTTTCTGCTAACAAATCTTCAATGTCGAACAAATTGCAACCACCTTCTAAAGCATCATAAATCGTCACAATCTGTTTCCACTGACGGTCACCGCAAAGTTTCCCCATGCCCAAATTTTCATGTGAAATATCAATTTCTACTTTTTCCGATTTCGCCCGTCCACGATTAAACGATTTCCCGGAAAAGAACGCATAGGCAGGATGGGTGATTGTCGAAGGTGTAGAAAAGTAGGTTTGCCGATAAATCTTTTGGGCCGCCATACCACTGGCGACTGTCCGCATCACATCAAATTTCGGTATCCAAAACACCTCATCGAAATACAAGTTACCGTGGTAGGATTGTGCGGTTGCAGAATTCGTTCCCAAAAAGTATAACTCCGCGCTATTTGGCAGCTTAATAGTTTCTCCTTTTAATATCACATCTGCGGTTTTTTTCGCATATTCCACAATGTAAGAACGGAACTGCAACGCCTGCTTTTTACTAGCTGAAATAAAAATTTGGTTATGGCCCGTCGTCAGCGCATCAATAAAAGCTTCATGGGCGAAATAGTAAGTCGCCCCGATTTGTCGGCTTTTTAAAATATTTCTAATGCGGTTTTCTTTCGCTTTATACCAAACACGCTGATAATTAAACATCCCATCAAGAAAGCCATTAATCAGCAATTCTTCTTGTTCCTGATCAATGGCATTCGGTTCAGCTTTCTTGCGGTCGCCCTTGTTGCGGTTCGCCAGTTTCGGATTTAAATCCACTTCATTGCCATCGCCGAAAGAATATTTTTTTACTCTCGCCATGCGTTCCATTTGTCGCCCGAGCAAATCAATTTCTTTATAATCTGAACCGCTCTTTTCTTCTTTCGCAATCAGCAAATTTAATCTTGTCTCAAGTGCTAATTCCACCCGACCGACAGGCGCAATATCGTCCCACTTTTCTCTGTCTTTCCAACTGGCAATCGTTGATGCAGGAATATCAAGCTGACGAGATATTTCAGCGATTTTATAACCACTGAAATACATCTGCTGTGCTTTACGTTTGATTTCCGCCGTCAATTCGGGGGAAGGTTGATTAATAACTTGTTCGTCCATTCCTAATCCTTTCTATTTACAACCGCATAATAGAAAGGAGGCGAATGTTAGTCTTTCCGCTTGCTCTGTGAATCGGCATACAACAAAAGCAACTCATAGACCACCAAAATTAAACCTTTCAGAATAATGGCAATCTTTGAATCAAACCAAACAAAGGATAAGCAATGGCAAAAACTTCAAAATGGTTTGTAGTCGCAACGGAAGGGGCAACTACAGACGGTCGCACAATCAATCGCACTTGGATTGAACAAATGGCGGCAAATTATGACCCTAAAAAATACGGTGCACGCGTTAATCTTGAACACATTAAATGGCGTTATATGTGGAACGATGATCCGCACTCAAAATGCTATGGTGATGTGGTTGGTTTAAAAACGGAAGAAAATGCTGAAGGTAAATTGCAGTTACTGGCTCAAATCGACCCAACGGACGATTTAATCAAACTCAATAAAGACCGTCAAAAAATCTACACCTCTATTGAGTGCGATCCGAATTTTGCCGACACAGGTGAAGCCTATTTAGTCGGTTTGGCTGTAACGGACAATCCTGCAAGTCTTGGCACAGAAATGTTGGTATTTTCTGCCGGTGCAAGCGCAAATCCTCTCAACAACCGCAAAGAAAAAGCCGAAAACCTTTTCACTGCCGCAATTGAAACCGAATTAGAGTTTGAAGAAGTGAAAGAAAAAGGGCTGTCTGTCTTTGCCAAAATCCGCGCATTATTTGCCGACAAAAAAAAAACCGACGATGAACGCTTTGCCGACCA